GTATTTTATTATTCTCCCGCCTTAAAAAAACACAATTTGGCGCTGAGGTGGTGCTTCAACAACCGCCTTCTTCGGCTTTTTGACATAAACGATTTCCTCCTCCTCTGATGAAGAGTCCTGTTCGACATATTTAATTACCTTCTTTTTAGGTGCTGGAGCCGGAGCCGGAGCCACCGCCTTAACCACCTTTTTCAAAACCGGAGGAGCAACTTCCTCCTCTTCCTCTTCATTATCACTGACACCGTATGCGGCATTAATTAAGCGTTGCTGTTTAAGTTGTTGATTGATTTTCTTCTGTAATGCGGCGGCAGACAATTCCTCCTTAATACGCCGTTTCTCAGCCCACGTTTCCGCCAGTTTAGCACGACCTTTCTCTAAATTGGCTTTTGCAATCTCTGATTTGCCCCGTGTATCTACTTTTAAGGCTTTAGTCAGTGGTGGTTTTTTAGAGGCTTCAATCGGTTCGTCGACCGTGGCTTCAATCGGTTCATTGATAGGTTCATTGACGGCAACTTTTAGAGATTTCCCCCTTCCTTTTATTAATTTAACTTCGTCCATCTATAAACAATCTTAATAAAATAAATTTGAAAATTCAAAATAAATTTGTTCCATAATTTTATAAAAAGATGGATAGAGAGTTGAGAAATGAAGTTAAAAACTTAATCAAAAAGGGCTTTCCCGAAAATTTAGCAATCATTACTGCCTGTGCGAACCAAAACAAACCCGAAATAGCTGAGGAATACTTGCAGGAAATTGTAGAGGAACATGAGGAGATTCAAACGCTTATTAAATATATGATTCCATTCGAGGAGTCCCTGAAAAAAGAAGAACCTGCAGTAGAACCCGAAAACACAATCACGGTTATACACCACGATATTGAAGAACCCACCATCACAATGGAGATAATAAAACCGGAAGATCCGCCCTACAGACTTCCCGTGGGAAAGACTTAAGGGACTTTTATTTATAATAAACATTTTATTTGCTTATTATAAATGATTAAAACACGCAGTCGTCAGTTCAATATATCGTCAGCCATAAATCGATTAAATAACAGTTTTTGTTCGTCAATTAGGGTTCAGTTGCCCGATTTAGCATTTCATCATGATAATATCCAAAATGCTTATTTATCGGTGGTTCACGCAGAAGTCCCAAATTCATTTTACATTCTAAATTACACCAATAACCAGTTTGTCTTGGACGGTGTCACATACACACTGACACGAGGCAATTACAACGTCAACACTTTTATAACAATGTTAATATCACTAATCCCAGCAAATTTTGCAGTGACATATTCGAGCATAACCACGAAATTTACAATGACGAAATCGACGGGGTCATTTACGGTCAATGCAGATTCCACCGCTTCAACAGTCAATAACATTATGGGTTTAGGCACTTCAGCATTGACCAGCAGTTTGGTTTTAGGTGTTCAAACGGTTTCGTTTCCTCATTGTGTGAATTTCATTCCACTGCAGAGAATCAACTTTCGAAGCACCAGTTTCAATTTTGGTTGTTTTAACACGGTTGATGGTTCGTCAGATATATTTCTTCCGTTGCAAAACAATGCGGGGCAAAATAGCATAATTAACTATGTCAACCAGACACAGCAGAAATTCTTAATACAGGACAGAAACATAACCTCATTTGTAATCAATGTCACCGATGACCAGGGACGATTCGTCAATTTCAACGGCGTGGATTGGCTGATGACGATTCAAATCGACGTTGAATACTTAGAAACTGCGAGAATCTCCTCTTTTTCGTCGATTGTGTCCCAGAATGTTTAGGAAATTTGATTTTGAAATTTTATAAAAATAATATACGCAATCTTTATAAAATGAGTTCTACTATGTTCCCTTCGTCCGCCATGGGTCTTCCCGCTTCCCTCAAATATGATTTGCCCCCTTCTATGTCCGAAACTGCTCGTTCTTACTCCGTAAACGTAGCCCCAGACGGCATAACCAAAGTCGATGGTCCCGTTAATGCGATTTCTTTCACTGCAAACGCCGCCGTGCAACAGGCTTTTACTTCCCAGATGGTTAGTTTTACCATTCCCTCCGGAATGTCCGACAGTGTCTTTTTAGACCCTGTAGCAACGACCCTCTCTTTCACTTTGTTATATACAATTACCACTGCCGCCTCGGTTACTGGTGGTGTTACTCAGTTGATTTCTTCGGGTGCCTCATTTTTTGACCAGCTCGTACTCGTTAGTAACAACACTCCGATCGAAACGGTGAATAACTATGGTCTGCTCCAAAATTTCATGTTGCAAAATACCGTCAATCAGTCTGAGAGAAACGGCGGCGTCAGCATTGCAATGGGATCAGATTCGAACAGTGCCTCAGGAATTGACCTCGCTCACACCGGAACTACCACTTACAGATACAATTTCTGCATTCCTTTGATGTCTATCATTGGTGTCAATACTGATTCCAAAATGTTCCCCGTTGGTTCGGTAAATAACCTTCAGCTCCAAATGACAACCGCCGCACTCACCCCCATTGTTTCTTACGCCACGGCTGTTACCACCAACATTGTTTTGTCTGCATTTTCCCTCAGCGAATTCCGCCTCAACATGAAGTATATCGACGTTGGGGACGATGCCGCCAGAATGTTGCGCCAGACCCTTCAGGACGGAAAATGGTATTTGAAATCTCAGACCTACACTAACTCCGCTGTCAATATCCCCTCAGGTAGTTCGGGAACCCAGCAACTCCTTCTGCAAATCAGGAATTCCAGTGTTCGCAGTGTGATACATCAGTTCGGTTGCTCGAATGCGGCAACGGCTCAATCATTGGTGACACCAAACGGATTTTATGACGCCATTAACCCCGGTCTATCTCAACGACAGTTACAGTGCGGCGGCGCCTTCTATCCTAACTTAACAATCAATGATTGTCAAAGACCTAAACCTTCCGTGGGTCTAAAAGTGTATTCAAAAAATATGCTAGTTTCTTGTTATTAAAGAGGCAACACATCCAAATTGACGGGAAACCCCTCAAGGTATAAAATACTAAACCGTATAAGAAATTATGCGGTGGCTTATGCTAATAACATAAGGTATAGTAATAAGTTTTATATTATAGGGCAATCCGCAGCCAGTCTTCTAAGTCCGTTATGATAGGATATGAAGGCGGTTCAACGACTAAATGCCTGTGGGCATCAAATGACGGTCTAATCAACCCGATGATGCATGAGATATAGTCTAATCCCACCCGAGAGGGTGCATACCCCATTTAAAAAGGTATGACGTTTAATAAGAGCAAATGCTTATTAGTTATAGCGTGGTATATAGGGATTTTCTGCTTATGGCGGAAGGTTATCCCTACCTCATACAATCTCTCGGTGGTGGAATCGCCAAATCACTCGGAACAGTGGTCACCCGTGAAATGTATAACTCGGTTGCTGGTATTGCCGCCGTCCCTTCTGGTTCTGACAACACCCTTGTTCTCCCTGCCACCGTTTCCCGTGCCGCACCCACCGGCTCAGACGGTGGTGCCGTTTCTGTTTTGAAATACCCTTCCAGTGCATTTTACGGCTACGATTTGGAGAAATCCGCTGGAGTTCTGTTCTCAGGAATTAACTCTCGTGCTGCGCCCCCATTCCTCAATTTGTTTTTACAATCTGCAACCACCACTGCTGTTGTCTGCAACGCGTGGGGGATTAGCGACCTTGTGCTTGTAATCGATGCCGTGTCAAAATCGATACAGGCTTTTATATAAAAGTCATAAAATTGAACTAAAAAACGATATAGAAACAAATCCCATATATAACACATACAATGCCCGACTATTCAAAAACATTGATTTACAAAATCGTATGCAAAGACGCAACCGTAGCGGACTTTTACATAGGACATACGACAGATATTCACCAACGTGAAATAACCCATAAAGCAAGATGCAATGAAGAAAATAAAAATAGTCATTATAAAATTTATAAATGCATTCGTGAAAATGGTGGGTGGGAAAATTGGACGATGCAAATAATAGACCATTACCCACAATGCAAAACATTAGTCGAGGCAACAATCCGAGAACAAGAATGGATTGCAAAATTAAATCCAAGCTTAAATGTTTGGGAAGCCCATACGACACCAGAAGAAAAACGTATTTTAGCAAATGCGTGGAAACGAGATAGCGAATCGCATCATAAATATAATGCTGAGTATTGCAAAAATTTAACTGAAGCACAAAAAACACAAAGAAATGTAAAACAACGTGAGCGTTATGCATTACAAACTCGAGAACAAAAAGATGCACGAAATGCGAAACTAAAAGAAAAAAGGGATAGAACCTTTAACCAAAAAACCTAACATTTTTTTAATTTTTTAACCAATAAGGAACTATTTTTAACTATTTAGCCGTTTTTAACATAATTATTGCCTGGTTAATTGTTAAGTTTATCAATAAAATTAATTTTATTGATACTTTAACTCCTTTAACAATACATTTTATATAAATTTTATTGTTAAACTCTCATTATTTGGTTAAAAATAAAATATAAAGTTATATAAAATGGATATTGACGAAAAAAAAGCATATCATCAAAAATACAATAAAGCATATTATTTGAAACGAAAGTTTGCAAAGCATACGGAAGGAAATATATTTTTCCGTAAAACCGCCACACCATCTCTCGTGGTCAAAAGAGAGAAAATCGCAAAGTCATTGGAAGAGAATGAAGCCAAAGCGAATAATTTTAGGGAAATGTTAAAACAATCTTCGCATATATAAATGAGCCAAATTCGCATTAAAGAAAATATAAGCCCACCATTAAAAAAACCGTCCTTTGTTGTTGACGGGAAATTGCACGACAAACTGGACGAATACGAAATCACAAAGCTAATGAACCGCTCGAACTTCGCACTTTTTCTCGGGAAAGCCGGATCGGGAAAGTCCACTCTCCTTATTTCACTTTTGCAGAGTCCGAGCCTATTTAAGAAGGTTTATCACAACATTATTTTATTCTGCCCTCCAAATTCTCGTGCTTCGATTAAAAATGATTTCTGGGCTGTTTTGCCCGAAGAACAGATTTATGACGAACTCAACTATGAAAATTTATCGGAGGCTTATGCATTGGCTGAAGAGAACGCATCTCAGGGTTTTAAAACGCTCATTGTTTTAGACGATGTTCAAAAATATCTCAAGGGGGAGTCTGAGAAGCTATTACTTCACATGGTAAATAATCGTAGACACGCAGGACTCTCAATTTGGTTGGCGTGTCAAACTTATAAATCCATTCCCATGCAGGTTCGTATGGGTCTTAGTTCGCTTTTTATTTTTAAAGTCAATAAGCAGGAAATGAAGAATATTTTCGACGAAATGGTGGAGGTCAACGATGATGTATTTAAGGAAATCGTTTCGATTGCATACAAAGAACCCCACCAGTTTATTTTCATTGATACAAACTCTCAACGGATTTTTTTAAATTGGGACGAAATTTTAATTGAATGAAGTTTAGAAATATTATGGTTTTATATATATATAATGTCAGTGAAACGATTCTTCAACAAATTAGGTGATGATACTAAGAAGTTTTTCAGTAAAGGGGGTGCCGCTGATGTAGGACTCCGTAAATTTGGTAATACCTTAACCAAGGCTGGAGGCTTTGCACAATCTGTGGCTCCGATTTTATCTGTTGTAGCTCCTGAAATTGGCCTTCCGTTATTGGCGGGGGGAGCTTTGGCGCGAACTGTCGGCAAGACTGCGAAAGATGTTCGCAGTGGTGCAAGGCGAGGCGGTAATATTGTAGAGAAGGCACAAAACATAACTGAAGCTATTAAGAGTGGTATTGAGGCCGGAAAACCTCAAGCCCAAGGATTA